TTTGGCGAAGTTGAAGAGATGAATGCTAATAGTAATTCAACTAAAAGTAAATTGAGAAACGAATTTAAAAAACATATCAAAAGTAAGAGTTTCCATAAGATACTCTTATCTAAATTTGTTGATCAAATCGCTTGACAACGCTAAGCGTTTGAACTATAATAGTAACATACAAAGACAACCCTCATGATCATCACAACTGAAACAATTCTTGAAAATCTGAAGACTCAACACGGCACAACTGTGACTCGTCAACAAATCACTGACACTGCCAAAAAATTAGGAGTTTCTCTTTCTACTGTTCTTAAAAGATTAAAACCATACAAAGCTTCTAGAGGTGTATGGAATCTATCAATTGCAGAAAAACTAGAAAAGAATTTTAAAACCAAAACTGCAAAACCAATGTTAGTAGATTCTTTTGATACTGCATATTTAAATGCTAAGGATCTAGTTCCTGCTAAAGATCCAAACTATGTGCCTTTTGGTAACTTCAATGACATAAAAAAGGTTATTAAATCTGGTGTATTTTATCCAACATTCATTACTGGATTATCTGGTAATGGAAAAACATTCGGTGTTGAACAAGCGTGTGCTCAACTCGGAAGACAACTTATTCGTGTAAACATTACTATTGAAACAGATGAAGATGATCTTATTGGTGGTTTCCGCCTTGTTAATGGTGAAACCGTATGGCACAATGGCCCAGTCATCGAAGCCCTCAACCGAGGTGCAATCTTGCTCCTTGACGAAATCGACCTTGCCTCTAACAAGATCCTCTGCCTTCAAAGCATCCTTGAGGGATCTGGTGTTTACCTTAAAAAAATTGGAAGTTTCGTTAGACCCCAGCGAGGATTCAATATCATCGCAACCGCAAATACTAAGGGTAAAGGTTCAGACGATGGACGATTTATTGGAACTAACGTGCTCAATGAAGCCTTCCTTGAAAGATTCGCCCTCACATTTGAACAAGAATATCCCTCTGAATCAGTAGAACAAAAGATTCTAACTGCTCTTGATATTCAGTTGAATGGTAAGACAAATAAAACTTTCATTGAAAATCTTACTAAGTGGGCAGATATTATTCGTAAGACATTTGCTGAAGGTGGTGTAGATGAAGTTATTTCTACTCGCCGTCTAACACATATTGTTCGTGCTTTTTCTATCTTTAAAAATGAAACTAAAGCAATTCAAGTTTGCTTAAATCGTTTTGATGAAGAAACAAAACAATCATTCTTAGACTTATACGATAAGATCGTAATGCCTGAAGAAGTTGCTGAAGAAAAAACAACTGCAAAAACAGATGTTGTTGACATAGAGACATTTTCATAGTAAAATGTATACATCCTTAAAAATATGTTATGAAATATAATGAGGATGAGCTTCTAAAAGAAGTCTCAGATTATATTAATTCGACTTACAGTGGTCACTACAGTCAAGGTGGGGTTCAAACTCTTGACCTCATCGATGCTGTTGGTGATGCCGAAGCGTTCTGTAGATCGAATATATTGAAATACGCTTCACGTTATGATAGGAAAGGTTCAGCACGTAAGGACATTATCAAAGTATGTCATTACGCTGTTTTACTTCTTCACTTCAATGACAAAACTGCCCGAGGGCAGGCTCTCAATGATGGTACGACATCATTCTCTGTTGATTATGACAAATGAATTTATCTTCTGAAACCTTTAACGTTCTTAAAAATTTCTCTAATATCAGTCCTTCCTTAGTTGTGAAGACTGGAAATGTTCTTAGGACAATCTCTCCTATGAAAAACATTTATGCTAAGTATAATGGAGGAGAAACTTTTGAACGTGATTTTGCCCTTTATGATTTAAATGAGTTCTTATCTGGTGTATCTTTATTTAAAGATCCAGACTTTCTTTTTGATGAATCTTATGTTAAAATTAAAAGTGGTAGATCTTGCACCAAATATTTTTATTCTGATGCTAGTGTAATTACTGCTCCTCCAGAAAGAGATATTGATCTTCCTAGTGAAGATGTAACTTTTCAACTATCTGATGTTGATCTCAACTCATTGCTCAAAGCTTCAAGTGTATATCAACTTGCTGACTTATCTTTGATTAGTCAAGATGGTGACATGCTTTTTGTTGCAAGAGACAAACAGAACAATAGTTCAAACACTTATGCTGTTTCTGTAGGAAATACAACTGCAAATTTCTGTTTCAATTTCAAAGTTGAAAACTTAAAAATATTGCCAGGCGTATACGATGTAACTATATCCCATCCTAATCTATCTGTGTTTAAACATACAAGTTTAGATTTAGTGTATTGGATTGCCCTAGAACCTGATTCAACTTATGAAGCGTGAAAACTTTCTTTGGGTCGAAAAGTATCGACCACAAAAAATTGAAGATTGTATTTTACCAGATAACATAAAAAAGACTTTTCAAGAATTTGTTGACAAAGGAGAGATTCCAAATCTCTTACTTGCTGGGCCTGCTGGTACTGGTAAAACAACTATTGCAAAAGCTCTTTGTAATGAATTAGGTGTTGATTATTATGTTATCAATGGTTCTGACGAAGGAAGATTCCTAGATACTGTAAGAAATCAAGCTAAAAACTTTGCTTCTACTGTATCGTTACAGGGTAACGGCAAACCAAAAGTCATCATTATTGATGAAGCAGATAATACTACCAACGATGTCCAACTTCTTTTACGAGCGAATATTGAAACGTTTCACGCCAACTGTAGGTTCGTCTTCACCTGCAACTTCAAAAACAAAATCATCGAACCACTCCATTCCAGATGTGCCGTTTTTGACTTTACTTTCAAAGGAAGAGAAAGAGCTTCTCTTGCATCGTCTTTCTTCAAAAAGGTTTCTAAGATCCTTGGCGGAGAAGGGATCGAGTGCGATCAAAAAGTACTCGCAGAAGTTATACAAAAGTATTTCCCAGACTTTCGGAGAACGCTAAACGAATTGCAGAGATATTCTGCATGTGGAAAAATAGATACTGGCATCTTATCAATGATGTCAGAAGTAAATCTTACAGGACTAATATCAGCATTGAAAACAAAAAACTTTGCTGATGTAAGAAAGTGGACAGTTGACAATCTTGACAATGATGTTAATATTGTTATTCGTAGAGTCTACGATACCTTATATAATGCGCTAGAACCAATGTCGATTCCACAGGCTATATTGATTCTTGCTAAATATCAGTATCAGGCTGCATTTGCTGTTGATCAAGAGATCAATACACTTGCTTGTTTTACTGAAATTATGTGTGATTGCAAATTTAAATGATTTTAACTTCAGAAGATACATTATACGCTTATGGTAAAATTCATCAAGCGTATGATGGTGTAGAACGTATTGATGATTATTTTCGTATGAAAAAAATGGAGCGAATCAATAAGATTCCGACTCCTCTTTTTGGTATGAAGTGGGAAGATGATCTCTTTCAAAGTTATGATATGAGTCCACAGGATATGGATTTTAAAATTGTAACTCCTGATCATTCTACTTTTAATACTCTTTTGGAAATGACAGCATCTTTTACATATGAAGATGCGCCTGGCAAAGAAGTAAAAATCATAATTCAAGAAACAACCACAAATAAGGTTGTAGGATTCATTAAACTTGGATCGCCCATAATTAACTCAAGACCTAGAAACGAGTACCTTGGAGGGGTGCCTGACCTCACCATATTCAACAAGAGGGCAATAATGGGTTTCATTATTGTACCTGTACAACCATTTGGATATAATTATCTGGGTGGTAAATTGTTATCTCTAGTCTGTGCTTCTCATGAAGTCAGACAAATGTTGAATAAAAAATACAATACAGAAATGTGTCTATTTGAGACTACATCATTGTATGGTAATATAAAAGGTACAAGTCAATATGACGGACTAAAACCATATGTCAAATATCTTGGCGATACTGATTCAAAGTTTCTTCTTACTCTACCTGATAACATATATCACGATTTACATAAGTGGTTTATAGAGAAGAATGATGGAGAACAGTTAATTCATAAAGGTGCTTCTAGTCGTAAACTAAAAGTACAAACAAAAATGATTTCTATTATTAAGAACTCATTAAAACAAAATCATCCAGATAAATTTGAAGAGTTCAAACAATTTATCAAAAGCCGTGAAGATGTAACCACAAAGAAAAGATTCTATATGTCTGATTATGGATATGGTAATGTCAGAGAAGTTTTACTAGGTAAAACAGATAAGTTAATTAAAAATGAAATTAATTTTGATAAGTTTTATTTAAAAAATTTAATTCAGTGGTGGAAAAAAAGAGCCACTAAAAGATTTGATAAATTAAAGAAAGAGAATACTCTTAGAACTGAACTTGAAGTTTGGAACGAAAAAACTTTGAATACTATTGATATCATACGATGAACTTAACTGCTTTTATTGAAGATGAAATAATTTTACGAAAGACTATTCGTATTCTAATCTATCCTAACATTACTTACTTAAAAGATTTAAGAAAGGATAGTTATATTCAAGTTATTACAAATATGATAACTGAGTTGAATAAGATTAGAAGTGATCTATTCTTTTATATGATTCTGCCTGAGTATTTGGATTGTGTAGATTTTCCAAATGTCAAACAACTTTATATGAAGTTTCCATCTTATCCTCCAACGATGAGATCACACTTTGATGTATTTACATTTAAAAAATTAGTTGGTCATGACTATGATTTTGATTTAGTATTTTCACATCTTCCAGAACACACAGCTGATATCAAAAATGTAGTTAGTAATATTACACATCACAGTCCAGCTTATTTTGGATATTCTCATTGGTTTGATTTGCATGATGTTGTTACATGGTCTCATCCAAGTTTTAATAAAAACATTTTAGGTATTCTAGAAATGGATACTTGTTATGTAAATACTGATTCACAGAAAAGAATGGTTATAGAACAAGCTTCTGAAGTTTTTAATACACATATCATAGAAGATTTAAAAGATAAAATACAAGTTCAACATCTTGGCATTAAGAAAAGAGATATTGATAAAACTATAATTCCTTATGAAAAAATTATTGTATTTAATCATAGACCAGAGACATATAAAGATTATAAAAATTTTATAGAGATAGTCAAAGAGTTACGGAAAACCAGAAAAGATTTTAAAGTATGGGTGCCTTTATTAGATCAAAAACCAAAAGAGAAGTGGATTATTACAGATAAATTTAATAAAAAAGGTTACTATGAAAAACTTCGTCAATGCTGTGTAGGGTTTTCACCAAAACAGAAGTATGGTGGATGGAGTGTTTCTACTACAGATGGTCTAATGAATGGTTGTCCTTTTATCATGTATGATGCTGACTACTATCATGAACTTAATCCTACAGCAGACTTTTTTACTTCTAATAAAGAAGCTATAGTTCTTCTAAATAAATATCTAGATGATCCAAGTTATCGTGCAAAAAAATCAGTAGAGTCTATAGATTATATTGAAAATAATCTTTTATATGAAGATGAAATTAATTTTATGAGCAACTATATTAATGGGTTAGTTAATACATTACATCAAACAAAATCAGAAGTAACAGATAAACTAGTTCAATTAATTAAAGATAATAAATCGATGACAAAAAAAGAATTGTTTGGAGAACATCTTGGTTGGGGTAGGGGAATTAAATTTGGTGCTTATAGAAGAGCTCTATTGAATCATCCGAACATTTATGATACTATGAAACCAGAACCAGAATATTGTTGGAGTGAGAATTTAAATGAAGGAAACTAAATGGACTGCACAGATAATGTTACAGTCAAATAGATTAACAAGAGTAGAGTTTTTCTCACCATCTAATTTAAGAGAAGATGCTGAAGCAACTGTTAAAGCATTATATGGTGTAACTGATGTTCGTCAGTTAAGAAGATTATGGTCATGAAAATACTTTTAAAAATATTAGAACCTATAGTCCTAGCAGGAGTGGTAGTCTTTTTAGGATTTGTATTTCTTATTGAGGTGATAGATCTGTTCATTGTTAGACCCATTTACCAAAAGTTATTTAAAAAGAAAAAAAGGAGGAGAAGAAAATGAATCTATTAGCAATTGTAATCATAGTTAGTATAATTTGGATTATAGGTGTTTCAATATTCCTATCATGAAAAAGTATTATGACATCTATGATGAAAAACCCTATAAAGGATATATGAGGGGTAACAGAGAAAACAAAATCAGCATGACTGTATTGTGGATTTATCTAATTATCTTTGCCGCCATGGTTATTCGTGGTATAATATTATTATGAAGTATGAATTGAAAGATTGGTTGAACTCTATTAACCAAACAAAGAAAAACATTATGGATGAAGATCCAGATGCTCAATATCATCCTTTTATAATCAATAGGTGTATGTCCGCACATATTGACACGATTCTTTTAGCAAGTGAATTAAACATCAATTCTCATTTAGATCCTAAGTTACAATATGACTTTTTTATACATATAGTGAGGCAGAAAAAAAGGTTTGCTCCTTGGTTAAAAAAGGAAAAAATCAACTCCCTTGAATTGGTCAAAGAATACTATGGTTATAGTGATGAGAAAGCAAGAGTCGCTCTCAAAATTCTGACCGATGATCAAATTGACTACATCAAACAAAGAATGGATCGTGGAGGAAAGCGATGAGCTTGGAACTTGAAGTGAAGTGGTCATCTGACCAAATGGTAGAAGTCACATTAAATGAACCAGATGATTTTCTTAAGGTAAGAGAAACACTGACTCGTATTGGTGTAGCCTCAAGAAAAGAAAAGAAATTATATCAATCTTGCCATATTCTACACAAGCAAGGTAGATACTATATCGTACATTTTAAAGAGTTGTTTGCTTTAGATGGTAAGAAAGCAAATCTATTTGAAAATGATGTACAAAGAAGAAATAGAGTAACACAATTATTACAAGATTGGGGTTTAGTAAATATTGTAGAATCCACTAAGGTAGAAAATTCTGCTCCACTAAGTCAAATCAAAGTGTTGTCATATAAAGACAAAGGAGACTGGACGTTAGAAAGTAAATATAATATAGGTAAAAAGAAAACTACTGTTTCGTAAATTGAACGAGTTTATTCAGCGTCACATTGGC